AGTTGCAGACTTGTGCTCGATCCGCGCGACGACCCCGAGCGGGCAGCGAGGGTTTGGCCAGTGAGCTCATACTCCTGGATCTTGCGCTGAAGTTCGATACCCAGCGTGGTGATCGCACGGGCGAGCTCCGAAGCAGCCAGATCCGCAGCGGCGCGCAGCCGGGCCAGCACTGCGTCGTCGCCGACGAGATGGGCAGTAATCACAGGACGCCGGATATTATCGTGGCATCGGCGTCGCTTACCGCAGGTGCTTGTTGGAGCGCGGCGATCGGCGCAACCAGACGATATTGTTGCAGCAGCGTTTTGATCGCGTCGCTCATGTCCTTTTGTGCGTACGCGACGGTCTCTGCACCGCCCAAAGATCTCGATACTTCGCCGATGCGAGTTCGCTCCCTGTAGCGGAGCGAGACGAGCTCGATGCATGCCTGTGCAACTTCGGGCGGAGTGGTCGAATACCCGGCCGTATACGCGACAACGACGTTCTGCGCCCCGCGATTGAACCTGTAGCCCCGTACCGAAAGCTGAGTGGGACTGAATCTAAAGCCGGCTGCGGTGATAGAGGGCGCAAGAGGCACGGGCTGGCCGTCGATCGTCAACGACAGCACAGTGCTAACCGGAACGCACGCGAATTGCAGCCTGTGGCCTCCAGTTCCGTCGCGGATTTCGAGGTAATCGGCCGACGCGATCTGGCGACCGAGCCAGGTTTGAATATATTGACTTGCTGCCGTAACAAGGCGGGTGAGCAGCGCGTCATCGATTGCCGGAAAGGCGGCTTGCCCGGTTTGCAGCCACCCCTTGACGTCCGCGAGTGTCGTAAGATCCCTGAAGGCCACCGAATCAGCCTTTTTTGGAACGATTGCTGGGCGACGATTTCGCTCGACTCAACGCTACCATCGTCTCCTCAAAAACGGGGACGAAGCCATGCGCCAACAGCTCGGACGCGGCATCGGCCGGCACGCGCAGGTTTCCATTGGAATCGCAGAGAAATTGGCAACCTGAATAGGAACACCCCGCAGCATCGTCGTGGTGCAGCGTGAGCACTCCGACGGAAATCGCGTTGCCGCCAGTCTTCGGCAATACGAACCCCCCGATTGTCGTCAGGGGGCCGACAGCCTCCAGAGGCACTTGGATCACGCCATTCTTATCGACCGAATACCGCGCTGCCCCGTGGTTGGCCTCATCTTGGCTAAAAGCGGCGTGCAGAGGTATCAGGCCCCCGCCGAGCGGGACCCCCAGGCTCGACCTGGGGGTTGCCGCAACAGACGCTTCCAAAGAAAGCGCCGAATTCTCGAGCATTCGCGTCAGCCGTTTGCGATGTTGCAGATGACGCCCATCGCAAACGGAGCATAGACAGCCAGTACTTCCTCGGTATAGACACCGACCTGGCGCTGGCGAGTAACGATCGGCCAATCTATTTGGTAGTAGTCTTGCCGTGTCTTGATCTCGGCGACATTAGGTACCTCATTCGACTGGTACTGGATGGGCAGGTTTTCCGCCCAACCGATGACCGTTCCGGGCGGCACCTTCGGGTGAATTCGGATCGGAATGCGAAGGCCCCCGTTCAGGGCGAAGGGATTGTAATAAAACTGAACGACTCCGGACGCGGTCAGCTGATATTCACCGTCGCTGCCGTCAGCGGGACTATCGTAGCGCAGCAGCGGACCCGAGGCATTCGACAGCACCTTCGCCGTTATGTTCTTCAACTCCTGCGAGTTGACATAGAGCACCGTTGGCGACACTTGAAAATTGTCCCACATCTTCTGGAACATCGTGTCGATCTCGACGACCGAGCCGCGGCCAGATGCGGTCAGAGGCATGCCAATCCCTGCCGTCCCGGTTGGCATGACATTGACATAGGCATTCGAGCCCGGTTTCAGCGCTGTGGTCAAAAGTCCGTCGTAGGCGTAACTGGGGTTGGCAGAGTTGTCGGTGGTAATAACGCTTTGCGACTGGGTGCCGGCGCTGAGTGGAGCAGCTACAGCTAGACTGTTGATTGTCGTGATGGCCTGCAACGTCTCGCTGTTGCTCGTGGTCGACACATACCAAGCATACGCGACCGCGCCCTGGACCGGGTTGACTGAGCAGAACAGCGTCTGACCCAATGTCACCGCCTGGCTTGCCTCGGCACTGATATTCGAGGAGCCGCCAGACAACGTGAAGCTCTTGCCGTCGGCTCCGTTCACGGTCTTCGAGGTCGCGACGCCGCCCAACACGCTAGTGTTCTGGTAGCCTTCGAGGGTCAGCGCTACAACTTTGACGAAATAAGTAGCAGCGGGCAGCGTTGCACCGGCACCTGAGGCCGATAAGGTCGGACTAGAAGGCGTACCGAGGGTCAATGAGGCATTGCCGGCGAGGATCGCCATCTCCTCCTTCAGCATCATCTTTTGCAGAAGGCGGAAAGCCATCATGGACTGGATGTCTTCGAAGGTCCGGCCGGCGGAAATTGCTTCGAAAGTTGCCGCGTCTTCCTCCCCGATTGTGACAAAGGCGGAGGTTTTGTTCGTGGTCGAATACGACATCTGGCCCGAGCGTTGGCCTTCCGGCACCCACCCCATCGAATCGAAACCGGAGCCGATGATCGCGTTCACTTGCCGCCAATTTGTTGCGGAGCCGACGCCGCCGCCGACGCGTGGAACGATGTTCCTGAGTGGAGTGACAAACGGATAAAGGTTCTTCGCTGGCGCCTGAAGGTCAAAGGCCAATAAGCCGGTCGCAGTCGAAATCGATTTGGCCAATCGAAAATCCGGCTGTGCCAGGGCCCCTTTCATGAGCTCCAGCGATTCTTGAGTGATTGAATTCATCAAACTCCTCCCAGAGAGGGGGGCAATAAAAAGCCCGGCGAGGCGCCGGGCTCGGCGACGGCCGTTTGGCCGGATGGTGCTGCGTGCATGACCGTCAACGCTTCGAGCGAGTTGCTCCCCGGCGTTGGTCGACTGCAGATTTCAAGATTGATCGGCAGCTGAGCCGGCAATTCGAATAGGAGTCGCGTAGCTGGCCTTTATTAGCGTCAGCGTCTGTTCCTCCTTGCTCATCTTGGCGAGTGCGGCGGCGATCGCTTCCGGCGACAGTTCCGGGTCGCCGCTGCCAACATTGCTTCCGCGGTCCTGCTGCTTCGAAATCGGAACGGTGCCCTTGGCCACGGTCAAGGGCGGTAGCGGCGTCCGTGCAATCTCGTCGACTCGCGTTGTCAGCCGCTCGATCATCGGAACAACCTCCAGCAGAACCTTCGCCAGCGCCGCCTTTTCGGTGGGTTCATCGGGGAGCGCGTTCGCCAAGTCTGCGGCGCGCGCGTCCGTCTCGGACGCGAGCTGGGCCGGCGGGCGCGGACCATCGACACCTGTCGCGTCGCATCTGGCTCCGGCCGCAATCAGATGACCATGCGACGCTTTGAAAAGCTGCATCGTCTCATTTGAATGGCGCGCTCCTAACTTCGTGGCCTGTTCGCAAACGCACCCGTCGGTCAGCGCCTGCAGGCATTCATGAGCCAGATCCATTAGATTCTGGTGGGCACTTTGCCGTTTGCACAGGACCTTGCTGACGGCGGCGAGCACGCTCACAATGTCGACCTCGGGGCTGTCACCCACGGGGCTCTCCAACCAAGCTGCCGAAGGGTCCTCATCCTTCGCTCTTCCGGCGGTCCAGCGCGGGGCCGCCATGGCGCCGGCTTTCCGCAGACAGTGGCCCGCTCGATCCATGTTTGCCCGCTCATCGACCGACAGCCCGTTCAATTTCAGACATTGGTCGCACGCGAAATGGGCCGTATCCAGCAGTGCCTGGTTGCTTCGCGAGTGCTGGGCCTTCGCGACGGGGCCGTCAGCGAGCTGCGGCACATTGGGGCGGTCTTTCGGGCGAAAAGCAGCGACGCGTCCAAGGCCGGATGCCGCGGCCATACCGAGCATCCCAGGCATTGCCGATCCAAATGGTGAGCCGTTGATTTCCGCATCGCCCGGGACTTCATCTATTTCCTGGTTTGCCAGGCGGCTCAGGAAATCACAAAGTTCAGAGATGATCGCCTGCAGTCGTGCCGGCTGCAGGGATTGATCGTTCTCGATGGCCGCCCCGAGCTCCAGAGCCTCCCTCAACCAGTCGAGCTCAGCAATCACCCGAGCGATCTGACCGACATCACTCAGAGCTTTCGTCATAGAAGCCCGGGATGCCGGGTCGAGATCGTCGGCGAGGGGGGGGCCTTCCGTCCCGATTTTCTCTTGCCGAGCAGCGACACCTTTCGAGACGACCATTTTATCACCAGCCGTGCTCGCCCTTGCAGGGGTGGTCCCACGCCGGTCTTCTGCTGGTCCGGCGCTGCCCTCGAGGCATTTTAGCGCATCCACTTTGACCATATGACGGTGATCGGGAACATTACATGCCCAAATCTGGATTGGAACGTTGAACGGTTGCGGTCCCGACGGGGCCTGTTCTGTATCGGCGGATCCGCCTTGCGCGACAACCGGCTCTGCGACACTGAGAGGAGCGTCCGGCGGCATTGCTGCTTTCCAACAGTCGAAAATAGCTTCCGGGTTAGCCGGTCGGTCAACCAATGAAATCTCGTTCAACACAAGACCGGTTATCGTTTTCGGGTTGCCGGCCTCGCGCTGGGTGACGCGCCCGCCAATGGAGAAGCCTCGATAGACCTGATTTCTAACCTTTGCCACCGCGACCGGGTCGACAACATGGGCGACAATGCGGGTAGTGCCGTCCTCGCCGACTTCGGCTTCAAGCGTCGATCCGGCGGCGGAAAGTTGATGCATTTCTCTGAGGGCAGGGAACCGCATATAGTCCGGGATCGCTGTGCGAATGGCGTCTGCCCGCACAATCTCTCCCTGTTCGTCCACAGCCTCGGATGTTGCGATCCCGTACACCCGCACGGTCCCGTCGTCCTGAGGCTCAACCTTCTGGATTGCGCCGTAAAGCCGCATAATTCAAATCCCAGTCAGATATCGGAATTAGTCACAACCGTCGAGAGAGGCCGCGCCGTGACTGAGGTCACGAACCCGGCAGCTTGCATTGCACCGTCGCATTGAGCTTGAGCACACGTCCATCGCTGAGATTAGCAGTGGCCTCGAGAATGTAGGTACCGCCAGCTGCCGAGACCGGCATACCCCCGATCCAGCCGACGGAAAACGACCCCGTGCGTGTCTGCAGCGAGCCGTCCATTGATGAACGAACCTGCAAAGCGGTTTGTGGCGAAGCTGACAAAACCCTTGACTGCGGCGTTGCATCGATTGCTGTCTCGTAAGGACCCATTGCGCAAGTCCAACTCGTCGACACAATCGTAGCCGCGCCCACATCCGGGGTAAAATCGAAGGCGAAATAATCGACTTCACCGACTTCGATCGGGTCGAACGGCGTTGCGATGCGCATTTCTTAAACCTTATCCGCCTCTGAAAGGATGTCTGCTGCCGGGTCCGGCAAGGATCCGGATCCTTCCGGGAGACCGCAGCAGCCGTCCCTGTGAAACCAGCAGTAGGGCCGGTGGATCCTGCCATTCTAGAGTAAGCAAACACGCCGATGCGATCCGTGCCCCGCCTGTCAGCCATTCCAGGATCGCCAGCCTGTCCACACTCGAAACGGCATGAAGTTCATTAGGTACGCCCGCATCGTGAGCGAGGGTGCTTAATAACTCGAGGCAGAATTGCTCATCACTCGCAAACCGTTGACCGCATTCCGCATGAAGCGCTGTGTCGGTGCTCAACGAGACCCTCGCTTCGAGCCGCACCGGGGTGTCGGCAGTGATCGCAGCGGCCCCCGCCCATTCGGCCGATGGCCAAAAATCTCTCCCTACGCGAGCAGCGAAATCGATCGGACTGGCAGTGCTCCGCCCCACGCCACGGAGCGCTTCGGCTTGTGGCCGGCTGTCGGTCGAAACGCCGAGGCCGAATGCGATTGAAGCGAGTTCGGCCCTGCCCCCAACCTCCAGGATCTCCAGGGCGCCGCTGGCCGCGGCGTTGATCGTGGCGCTTGTTGCCGGCGTGTAGGTGACGACGATCAGGCCCTGACTGCCGGGCCCGCCGGGCCCTATGCTGCCGGAAACGGCATCGGCGCTACCGCCACCGCCGCCGCCGCCACCATAGGCGCCACCAGCGCCACCAGCTCCGCCGCTATTCGTGCCGTTTCCGCAGCCGCCACCGCCCGAGTCGTGCGTGCTGTCCCATTCTATACCGTCGCCGCCGGGACCGCCACTGCCGCCCATGGCTCCGCCGGCTCCGGCGCCATCACCGCCGCCGCCACCGCCGCCACTGGTGCCCGCCGCACCGGCCGTGCCGGGGGTGGTCGACGCAGCGCCGCCGCCGCTGCCGCTGAAATTGTTTCCACCATTGCCGCCAGAGTTCGCCGCGCCAGCCATGCCAGCGGTTCCGCCGCTGCCGGCGCCACCACCGCCGCCGCCAGCACTGTCGTTGCCGCCATCTCCCCCCGTTCCAGCTCCCCCGGCCCCATTGGGCCCTGCCGCTCCGCCGCCGCCGGAACCCTGCCAGCCCCTTGCGCTGTAATCGCCGCCATTGCCGCCGGTATATTTTGTCGTCCCGATGCCGTCGGCAGACGCGCCCCCCGGGCCAAAGGCGCCAGGACCGCTTCCGCCGCTGCCGCCGCCCTTGGCGCCGACCGATGAGGCGCCAAGGCTGGCCCCGTTAAACCAGGTATCCCCGCCCGATGCGCCGGCCGAGCCCCCGCTGCCAACCGATATCGCAATCGAGCCGCTGACCCCCGATAGGTTGGTGATCTTCGAGTAGCCGCCGCCGCCGCCGCCCGTGCCGGAACCTACGCTATTGGCCGTAGCGCCGCCGCCGCCGCCGCCGATCGTCTCGATAGTGTTGCTGTTCGACCAATCACCGGGCACCGTCCAACTGGTGCCGGAGACTATGAAAATTTGGGTCATGGCCGAGCCAAGGCGACGTCCTTCTGGCAAATGGTATCGTCGATCTCATATCGGCTTGCCGGGGCAAGAAAGCTCGCCGCGAAGGCCACTGGGTTGCCGAGCGGCCGATGCGCCAGTGTCGAACCCTTTCGGGTCGCATTGTCGGCGATTGCATTTTCCCGCTTAAACAAGCCGCCCGCATACCGGTCTCCAGGGCCAGCGACGTCGTGCGCTATGAGCTGACCTGCCAGATGCGTGTCGAGCGTCGGATCCGCATTGCACACGCTAACGACATTGCCGCCCGCATCAATGATGCAACAGCGCCCCGAGAGCGGTTCTGCTCCCGTTACCGCGGCAATCGCCGCGCGGCAGGATGCGTCGTCGAAAGGAGCCGACAACGGCAAGAGCAGCAGGCTCTCTCCCGGACCCGGCTGGTGCAAGTCGAGCTGAGACGCATCGTCCAGGATGATCTTGCGGCGCAAGATCTTGCTGCCTGTCGCGTAGACGACAACGAGCCGGGTAGCAAGGATCATGGCGTGGTCCGACCTGTTTGGCTGAGGAATTATTGAGATCATGCCGCCTGCGGGAGACCAAGCATCAAATAATTCGCCGTCGGATTGGCATGTAGGATAGAGCAATGCGCAGACGCCGGCACAACTAGAGAATGCCGTAATAAATCAAGTCGTGGTACCCTGTACCCTGATATCAGCCGAGCCCTTGTAGCTCGCAGCGCCGGGCGGTAGGCTCAGGCGTAACCATATCCCTTGGGCACCCGCTGTATTGGGCGCTGCGCCAGATGGCAGATTGCCAGGGGCGGACACACCGACAAAAACGGGCTGGGTGGAGAACGAGCCGACGCCCGAAGAAGGTGCGGTTTGTCTATTGGCGATGGTGCCCGTGTCGTTCAAAGCCGTCGTGAGCGCCAAGTCCAGTAACGCACCCGACGGGAGGCTCGGCATCTCGCTAGCGACCTCGATCTGTGCTCCGGTCAGTGCAGCCCCAGTGTTGTTATTGACGGCGAAGACTTTCTCATAGTAAGTGCGTTGAACGCCCGTCGGCCCATCAGCTGCTGTGTTTGAGAACGTTCGGATAACGGCCGTCACGGGATTGGGCGAAATCTCAAAGAGCATTCCTTGGAGAATTTTGTAAGTGGTCGTATTGTCCGGGATCGTGGCCCAATCGCGGCTGACGGCCATCACATCGGTGCCGTAACCTGACGTGGCGATGATTTGGCGCAGCTGGTTCGCGCCGGTACCACTCCTGATCCAGATCACCTGTCCGGGGGAGACGCTGGCTCCGTCACCCGCCTGCAACTTGAACAAGGCGGGGGTCGTCCCCGTGTGATTGGCGGATCCGCTCTGCGCTGTCCGAACCGTTGCGTCAGTGGTGACTGAACCGGTCGGCAATACACAGCTGTGCGCTGCGAGCGCAACGTCGCCAACTGCAGCCGTGCCTCCCGGATTTGTGGCGGGACCGTTTGCCGTGGCTCCAGACAAAGCGGCGTAGAGCAACCGCTCCAGCGACTGAGAACCGGTTACCCAAGTCTGTCCATTCAAGCTTAAGGTCTGGCTCTGTACCACGCCGGTTGTGTCACGACCGTAGAAAGTAATTTTGGTCGCTGTGTCGCTGGCTGAGCTCGATATTACGTCCATGTTGCCAGCCGGGGCGATGTCGTAGAATGCGACACGACGGCTAAAATCAACAGGGCCGCCGTTCGTCGCGCCATCGGCCTCAGGCATGTTAGCCGAACCATACACGACGATGTCGGAGGGCAGAACACTCATTGAGGGCTCCTAGCGTGCCTATCCATTGTGCTCGAAAAATAATCTGCCGGCGCAGCGTTTGAGAACTGGCCGCAGCGTCGGTCACCCGCGAGCAAAATCACTGCAAAGATTTCGACGACGAATGCGGCGGGCGAACCTAAGTACCTGCTTGCGGATCTCGGTTTTCTCTATCGGCATCGCTCAGCAGCACAGGTCCTTGCGCGGTCACAAACATTGGTTCGTCCCCGCCTGCGACTGGGGCCATTCCCAGAATGTCGCGCGCCTCATTGAGCGTATAAATTCCGTCCTTCACATAACCGCTGAGGATCGCTGCCTGGTCCTTCGGATCTGTCGGCCGGGTATTCGACCAGGCGAATTCGAGATCGACCTGGCCCATCCTTGTCTGGATGACGCCGTCGACCAACCGCTTGACCCACCCGAGCAAGGGCGCGAGCCCTTCTTCTAGGGCTGCTTGCTGCGCAGTCTGCGCCGTGGCTCGATTGACCTGCGGCGTAAAGGCGGTGGGCGGCAATGAGAATGCATAACACACGATCCGCGCCAGCCACTCGTCGAAATCGTCCTTATATGGCGCCTCCTTGAAGGCCTGGTATTTGGCGCCACTGGGACCCCAGACGAGGCGAGTGCGATTAGCCGTATTTCCCGCTAGTATCGAGTCGAACCACTCCTGGAACTGGCGGATCTGCTCAGGGCTCCACCCGTCCGGCGCGTTAAGCAGACCGGGCGGAACATTGCCTTCCGTGAAATGTTGCAGCTGCATCGCTTGGCGGCGCAGCCCGATATTGACCGTCGTCACGATCTGCTCGACAGGGCTGAAACCGTACGCCTTGTGCGGCCGTGGGTTCCGCGGCAGGTACATCAGCTCGTCGCTTGTAAGGAGACGCCAAGGTCGCCCGTGGATGATCTGTTCGTAGGCCGGGGCCGGCGGCCGTGGCCGCCGACCGGTATCGTCGAGCAACACTTTGATCGTCGAGCCGTCGACGATGTCGAGCCCGACGATTTTGCCGCCGCGGTTACGGCGTAATTCGAATGACGCCGCGTCGAGCACAAGGACGTCTTCGAGCGCTTTGCGAAGCCACGTTGCGAAGGGTTGTTCGTCATCCGGGCTTCGCCAGAACTCCGTCAGCTGGTGAATCCGCGAGGCGGCGTCCCGGTCAGGCGTTTTCTCGTTGCGAGACTTGATCGTCCAGTCGAGTTTTTCGATCTGGTCCTTCCGAGTTTCAATCGCGAGCCGAGTGATATCGTGACTTTCGGCAAGCGCCCTCAGTTCGTCGAAACCGATCGCTTCGTAAGAGCGCGGCGTGTAGATCGCATTGTAGCCGACTGGATAATCCCAGAGACGTACCTGCTCGCGCTCCGGTGGAACCAGCGGATAGCTGGGTGAGAAACTTGCTCCGTCGGGCTGGAAAACATCGCGAAATCGAGTGACGTCGTTCTGACTGCCCCACCCGCCCCAAGTGTATGACGCTAACGAGGTCCGCTTGCCGTCAGGAGCAGGCATCAGAGCACCTCCATGATGTCACAAATGGCGGGCGGCAGGGACGTCTCTGCTTTACCCCAACTCCCTCGGTTGTGAGGATCCTGATCATTGAAACCCAACACAGCTGTAGGCAA